ATTGCTCACGGCTCTGGTGAAAAGATGCGTAAGCCCGGTCAAGCCGGTGCGCCAACAGCGGAAGCGTTCAAGCAGTCCCAGAAAACCGCGAAAATGAAGTCAGGCGGGGTATCTTTATCTGTTGGTCGCGGCGAGAAATTGTCTGTTGAGCGTGGTGCGGGGCTTACGGCAAAGGGCAGGGAAAAGTATAATAGGGAAACAGGGAGTCATCTAAAGGCTCCGCAGCCGCAAGGCGGTTCTCGCAAGGATTCATTCTGCGCCCGGATGTCGGGGGTCGTGAAGCACTCTTCAGGCGACGCACCGAGGGCAAAAGCATCACTACGCCGTTGGAAATGCCCGGGCTGGTAGAGGAATGAATACATGGCTACATCAGGAACCGTTGGACAAACTGTAATCAACGTCCAGCAGCTTATAGATCACGGCGCTCGTCGTTGCGGGAAACTCGCAGAAGAACTGACCTCAGAGCAACAGGTATCCGCAAGGGAGAGCCTGTTTTTCCTGCTTTCCAATCTTATCAATCTTGGCATCCAGTATTGGGCTATTGATAAGAAGGTATTTGGTCTTAATGCCAATCAATATATCTACGAATTGCCTCTAGGGGCTAATGATGTATTGAATGCGCTTTATCGTAAGATGAATCGGCCTACTGCCAATTCTACTGGTGGTTATATAAATACGGGTGGCGGTGTAACTGTTAATGCTTTTGACAGTGATATTGATACTTACTGCCAGCAAACAATTGCGAACGCGGCGATAGGTATAAATTACGGACAGAATAACCCGATTTATGCCGGTTCCATTGGTATTTTGCCTTATGTGGCAAATATAGGAAGTGCTAGTTGGTCTTTTGTGCTTGAGTATTCTTCTGACGGATCAAATTGGTATACGTTGGAAGATGTGGGAACGGTGACTGTTACTGACGATCAATGGCAGTGGTACGACATTGACCCCGGTCAAAGCTGTCAGTATTACCGTATTCGCGCCTACAACGGCACTATTCTCGCCTTGCGTGAGTTTTATGTAGGAAATAACAGCACCGAAATTACGATGGCGCGGTTGAATCGTGATGATTACACGAACCTGCCGAATAAGAATTTTACGGCTAACCAGCCCTTCCAGTATTGGTTTGACCGGACGATTCCGCAGCCAAAAATGTATCTCTGGCCAACCCCTTCTGATCCTTTTGTGCAGATGACCGTATGGTATTCGCGCCAGATTCAGGATGTAGGGTCATTGCAGAATGAATTGGAAATTCCGCAACGGTGGTATGAGGCCACTGTGATGATGCTTGCTCACAGAATGGCGCTGGAATTACCGGGTGTAAGTATGGATCGTATTGCTTATCTGGAAAAGATGGCTGATATGTATCTTTCGCAGGCTGAGGCTGAGGAAAGAGACAAAAGTCCCGTGTATCTCGCGCCGAATATTTCGGTATATACAAAATAATCATGAACTTAACAAAAGGATTTCATAAGCATCATATAAAGCCAAAATATGCTGGTGGAGATGATTCTCCTGAAAATCTTGTTTTATTGCATCCTATAGATCACGCAATAGCGCATCTTGTTAGATATAAGATGTTTGGAAATGTTAGAGATAAATGGGCAAGTAATTGGCTACAAAAAATTGTTGATCCTGAAATTTATACACAATTTTCTATTGAAAGAGAAAAATCAATAAAAGAAAAACGTAAAAATGATTCTTTATTTGATGAACATATGAAAAATGTTAGATCAAATGCAACAAAAAATAGAAAAGAAGGTTATCAGGCAAAGTCCGGTGAAGATTTTAAAAAAAGAATGAAATCGGACTTGGTTTGGGCAAATAAAATTTCAGAAAATAGAAAAAAAGCAAAAGCCGCAAGTATTAAAGCAAAATATTTAAAAGATGAAAATAGAGTTGCTATGGTTCGTCGTATGAGGAAAGATGGGTATAAATACGATGAAATTAGCAAGAAAACAGGTTTTTTTATATCTGTAATTTCAGGAATTATTAACGGAAAGCAATATATTGGCGTTGGGAATATAGATAATGCCTAGATTCCTCGATACTATTGGTTTGTCAGATATTGCAATATTTATCTGTGATCGCTGCCGATTAAAGAGGCCGCACGCGGAAGCGAGGAATGACCCCAATTTCCCCGGTCTGTTGGTATGCGCTCAGGGGTGTGCAGATCAAAAAGACCCTTACCGGCTTCCTGCGAGGCAGACAGAGCGGATTACTATTCGTTTTCCGCGTCCGGATGTCAGTGTTGCGGTTGATCCTAACAATTTGACCACTGGTGATTACGGTGGTTATGTAATTTCTACCGATACCAGTGGTGGAATTGTGCAAACTGACGGCAATCTTGATGGATTGCGTGTAACTCCGTCCCCAGATTAATGGCTAACGTAAAAATAACTGATTTACCTGCGGCGCAGCCTCTTACTGGGGCTGAGTCTGTCCCTGTTGTTCAGGATGGGATTACCGTCAGGACTACTACGGGGGCTATTTCAGCGGCTCCGTCGCAGACTCAGACGTTCATTACGGTCAATCAAGAGCCTACTTTACCGAATAGCAGGGCGCTTTCTAGCGTTTCTGGCATTGGGATTACGGATAATGGCGCACAATCGACCATAAGTCTGTCTTTGCAGGGTGCTGCGGCTTCTTTAAACGCTGCTGGAGAGGGTTTTGCGGTAAAAACGGACGCCAATACCATAACGCCCAGAACAATCGCTGTAAGTGGCTCTGGAATAGCCATAAGCAATGGCGATGGGCAGGCTGGAAATCCGACAATTAGCCTAAATGGGCTGGTTTTGTCGTTGGCTAACGTATCTGGGGCTGGAATTGCAGCTTTTCCGAATAATGGGACGATAGTTCCGAGGATTTTGACCGGAACGGCAGGGGATATTTCTGTTACCAATGGTGATGGGGCGGCTGGAGACCCTGTTTTTGACCTTGTAAACACAGCGGTTACCCCCGGCACATACGGTTCTACGACTCAAATTCCTGTTATTACCGTAGATACAAAAGGTCGTATTACATCTGCCAGCGTTGCTTCTGCGACTTCTGGCGGCACTGTTACCTATGTTTCCGCGCTTACTTTGGGGACTTCTGGGACTGACCTTAGTTCTACTGTCGCCAATCCTACAACTACCCCTGTTATTACATTAAATGTTCCTACCGCATCGGCTACCAATCGTGGGGTTTTGAGTCCTGCTGATTGGACAACATTTAATAACAAGGGAGACGGAACTGTAACTGCCGTTTCTATTGTTTCCGCAAATGGGTTTGCTGGCTCTTCCAGTGGTGGTGCTACGCCTGCGCTTACCATTTCAACAAGCGTTTCTGGGATTTTGAAAGGGGATGGGACTGCAATTAGTGCGGCTATATCTGGAACTGATTATGCGCCTGCCACTAGCGGAACAAGTATTTTGTATGGAAACGGTTCTGGTGGATTTAGCAATGTAACGATTGGAAGTGGCGTTTCTTTTGCTGGAGGGACGCTTTCTGCCACAGGTTCTGGTGGGACAGTAACAAGCATTACTGCTGGCACCGGATTGACTGGTGGGACTATTACATCAAGCGGAACAATTGCTATTGATAGCACAGTTGCCACTTTGACTGGCGCTCAGACGCTTACCAACAAAACGATTAGCGGCGCGTCAAATACGCTTACAAATATTGGCAATTCATCATTGACCAATAGTAGCGTTACGTTTAACGGAACAAGCGTTTCCTTGGGCGGTTCTGGGACTATTACCGCAAATACCACCAATAGCTTGACGTTTAATAACGCAGGAACCGGTGCTGCTTCTGGAACGGCATTTAATGGTGGAACCGCATACACGATAAGTTACAACACTGTTGGGGCTTCACCGCTTGCTGGTTCTTCAAGTCTTGTTACGGTAGGAACGGTAACTTCTGGGACATGGAACGCTACGCCAATCGGGAATAGCTATCTTGCCAATTCCTCTCTGACGATTGGAACGACCAGTATTAGCCTTGGAGGGACAAGCCTGACTTTGGGCGGTCTTACCTCTGTTACGTTGACGCAAAATCCTACCTCTGCACTTCAGGCCGCGACTAAACAATATGTTGACGCTGCGGTGTCAAATGTTAATTACCATCCGGCCTGTCAATATGCGACAACGGTAGACCTTGGCTCTGTAACGTATAGCAATGGTTCTTCAGGTATTGGAGCTACGATAACCAATGCAGGAACTCAGGCTGCACTTGTTATTGATGGTCATACCTTTACGGCAACCGATGTTACCAATGGTGTCCGTGTTCTTGTAAAGAATGAATCAAACGGCGCGTATAACGGTATTTATACGGTCACCAATCAGGGTTCTGTATCTACAAACTGGCAACTTACACGAGCCACAGATTACGATCAGGTTGGAACGGGAACGGGAGAAATTGCCCCCGGTGATACTACATTCATTATCAATGGAACCGTAAACGCCAGCACTCAATGGGTTCAGACTACTGATTTTCCAATTACGATTGGAACGACTGCCATTGATTTTGTTCAGATTGGTGGCCCGGGTGCGTATACGGCAGGCACCGGCCTTACTCTGACTGGAACGCAGTTTTCTATCACCAACACGGCGGTGACGGCTGCGGCCTATGGTTCTGCCTCGTCTGTTCCGACATTTACCGTAAATGCTCAAGGGCAACTGACTGCTGCTTCCAATACTTCCATTGCTATTAATGGCAATCAGATCACTTCAGGAACGGTAGGTTCGTCCTATATCAGCGGTTCATATACTGGTATCACTGGTGTAGGAACCTTGACTGCTGGAACGTGGAATGCGTCAACGGTAGGAGTTGGATACGGTGGGACTGGTCTTACCACATATACAGCGGGCGATTTGCTGTATGCGTCCGGTGCTGCAACCATTTCCAAGTTGGGTATTGGGACGAATGGATATGTCCTAACATCTAGCGGAACGGCTCCACAATGGTCTGCACAGAGCAGTCTTTCTGTTGGCACTGCGACTAATCTTGCTGGTGGTTCTACTGGTGGAATTGCATACCAAACTGGGGCGGGTGCCACATCATTTTTGAGCCTTGGGACAACCAATTACGTCTTAACGGCGGGCGCTTCTGCACCTCAATATGTAGCGCAAAGTACCCTGTCGGTGGGATCGGCAACCAATGCAACCAACATTTCTGGTGGCGCTACCGGTTCAATTCCGTATAACACTGCGTCAAGCACCACATCTTTCTTGAGTCTTGGAACTAACGGTTATGTATTAACTGCTGGAGTAAGTGCGCCTCAGTATGTTGCCCAGTCTACTTTATCCGTAGGTTCGGCAACTACCGCCACAACTGCGACTAATGTGGCTGGTGGCGCGGCTGGATCGTTGGTATATCAGACTGGATCGGGTGCCACTTCTACGCTGGCTTTGGGAACTTCAGGTTATTTCCTGACGGCTGGGGCATCTGCTCCTCAATGGACTCAGACTTTACCCGTAGCAAACGGTGGGACTGGTCAAACCTCATATACTGACGGTCAGTTATTGATCGGTAATAGTCTGACCACAGGACTTACCAAAGCTACCCTGACGGCCGGTTCTGGTATTTCAATAACCAATGGTAACGGCTCTATTACTATTGCAGCTACCGGAAGCGGAACAGTCACTTCGGTAGCGCAGACATTCACTGGCGGGTTAATTTCGGTTTCTGGGTCACCGATTACTACCAGTGGGACTCTGGCATTAACGGTTGCTGGGACTTCTGGCGGGATACCGTATTTTTCGAGCGCGTCAACATGGGCGTCTTCGGCGGCTCTAGCGGCAAACGCTATTGTGATAGGCGGCGGGGCTGGGGCAGCGCCAAGCACGACCACTACCGGAACGGGTGTTCTGACCGCTTTAGGGGTTAATACAGGCACCGCAGGCGCGTTTGTGGTCAACGGTGGGGCTTTGGGAACCCCCTCTTCTGGGACGGTCACAAACCTCACAGGAACGGC